CAGCGCAACTACATTGTATCGAATGATAAGTTAGAAGCAACGGGTTGGTTACCTTACTATACTTTAGATGATGGTGTTGAAGAATTGATTAAAGGATACAAATACTTGAAGAACAACTTGTATGGTAATGTCTAATGCATCTCAAAGACTACACAAGCATTATACCGTTCATTTCTGAACGTGTCAAGAATTATTTAAGGTAAATATATCATGGCTACAAATCATTACGTCAACAATGCCGATTTTCTAGCAGCACTCATTAAATATCATGATGACTGTGCGAAAGCAAAAGAAACTGATGGTCCCGAACCGAAGATTCCTAATTATATTGGTGAATGCTTTTTGAAGATTGCGGAGCATCTATCACGTAAACCAAACTTCATTTCATATACTTACCGTGATGAGATGATATCGGATGGGGTTGAGAACTGCATCATGTACTTTCGAAACTTTGATCCTGCTAAATCAAAGAACCCATTTGCATACTTCACCCAAATAATTTACTATGCTTTTCTTCGTAGAATTATGCGTGAGAAGAAACAACTGTATGTAAAGTATAAAGCCACTCAACAGTTTGGGTTGCTTGATGAGGGAGAAATGTTTGAAGATGAAAACGGCAACATGAAACAGTTTGAATTGTATGACAACATCTCGGAGTTCATCTTTAACTTTGAAGAGAACAAGAAAAAGAAAAAGGCAAAGAAGTCGGAAGGGCTTGAATCTTTCTTAGAAAATGATGTAGAATAGTAGTATGAAAATATGCATACTTGGCGATTGCCACTTCGGAATGAGAGGTGACTCTTTAGATTTCCATAAATATGTTGAGAAGTTCTATACGAACACGTTCTTTCCATATCTAAAGGATCACAATGTTACTACCGTTATACAACTTGGTGATCTATTCGACCGTCGGAAGTTTATTAACTTCAACTCATTATATCTCTGCCGTCAATATTTCTTCGAGAAATTACAAGAATATGGTATACAGTTCATTACACTGTTGGGGAACCATGATGTCGCTTTCAAAAACACCTTACAAGTTAATTCCTCACAGTTACTCTTAAACGAGTATGACAACGTTACTGTATGTGATTCTTTTACTACACTTAACTTTGACGGGATTGATGTTGATATTGTGCCTTGGTTATGTGATGATAATGAAGTTGAAATCCTTGATAAGATAAAACAAAGTAAATCACAAATCTGTTTTGGTCATTTTGAAATTGATGGCTTTAAGATGGATGCAGTAACCACACATGAAGGTGGGCTTAAAAAAGATAAACTATCTAAGTATGATATTGTCTTAACTGGTCATTTTCATCACAAGTCTGATGATGGACATATCTTCTATGTTGGTACACCGAATGAAATAACTTGGATTGATTATAAAGACCCACGTGGCTTTCATATCTTCGATACACATACACGTGAGATGGAGTTTGTTCAGAACCCATATCGCATGTTCTATAAAATAAATTATGATGATTCGTTAGACAACATAGCAGAACAGTTTAAAACTTTTGATTACTCCATCTATGAGGGCACTTATGTCAAAGTTGTGGTAGTAAACAAAATAAATCCATTCTTGTTTGATTTAGTAATCGATTCTTTATACAAAGCTGGTGCATCAGACATTTCTATTGTTGAAGACTTTACCGATACTAGTATTGATACAGATCAAGACCTTTTGGATCAGGCAGAAGATACTATGACTATTCTTTCCAAATACATTGATAACTTGACATTAAACGTAGAAGGTGATAAACTTAAAAGTCTTATGCGTGAACTTTATGTTGAAGCCTTAAATACCGAAACTGAATGATACTATTTAAAACGCTGCGTTGGAAGAATCTACTTTCAACGGGCAACTATTTTACCGAAGTAAACTTAAACAACAATGCCAATACACTTGTTGTTGGCACAAATGGATCAGGCAAATCAACAATGCTTGATGCTTTATGCTTTGCGTTGTTTGGTAAGCCATTTAGAGATATTAATAAACCTAATCTTTTAAATTCTATTAATGGTAAAGATTGTATCGTCGAAGTAGAATTCAGCATTGGTAATAAAGAATACAAAGTTATTCGTGGCATCAAACCTAATACGTTTGAGATATTTCAAGATGGTGTGTTGGTAAATCAAGATGCTGCTTCACGTGATTATCAAGAATATCTTGAAAAGTTTATTCTTAAATTAAACTATAAATCTTTTACTCAGATTGTTATTCTTGGTTCCGCATCGTTCACACCGTTCATGCAATTGTCTGCTGCTGACCGACGAGCAATTATCGAAGATTTATTAGATATTCAAATCTTCTCTACCATGAATGCATTAGTTAAAGGTAGAGTAACTAACAATAAAGATTTGACGATTGCTAAAAAGAATGAGATTGCGCTGTTTGAGCAAAGATATAATTTAAAGAAAGAGTATCAAGACAAACTCAACGAAGATAAAGATACAAAGGTGAAAGAATATGAGAGTGAGATACAAGGTTGCAGAGAAACCATACGCACCCTATGTGGAGAGATTGACAATCTGGAGCGACAGAAACAAACATATACCGACATCTGCTCGAAAATTCCTGAAAATGAAAAAACGCTTACTACGTTTAAAAAAGTTGAATCGAAAATTGAAAGCAAGATATCCCAAGTGGGAACAGATAGAAAGTTCTATGAACACAATGCTGATTGCCCAACGTGTAGGCAGGCCATTACCTTGGAGTTTAAAGAAAGGCACTTGGGCGACCTACTATCAAAGAAGCAGGAACTTGTTAGTGGTCTAGCAGACCTTCAAGCAAAGATATTGGAGCGTGAAAGTATAATAGAACAATTGCGTTCTGACGAACAGAAACTTCACACCATACGAATTGAACTTGCCACCAAGCAAACGGGTAAAGCAGGACTAGAATCAACGATTGCAAAACTGAAGAAACAAATTGAAGATTTAAATGCATCTGAGGAGAGTGCTGATGCTAATGAGTTGGTTATCTTACAAGAACAAATCTCAACATCACAATCTGATTTGAGAGTGTTGATTACAGAAAAAGCATACTATGATGCGGCATCAACCTTATTGAAAGATACTGGTATTAAAACAAAAATTATTAAACAATATCTACCAGTAATCAATAAACTAGTAAACAAGTATCTTGCTTCGTTAGACTTCTTTGTCAACTTTAATCTTGATGAGTCGTTCAAAGAAACGATCAAGTCACGCCATCGTGATGATTTTAGTTATCACAACTTCTCAGAGGGTGAGAAGCAGCGTATTGACATGGCATTGATGTTGACATGGAGAGCGATAGCAAAACTGAAGAACTCATCTAGTACCAATCTACTGATTCTGGATGAGGTGTTTGATTCAAGCCTAGATACATCAGGCACCGAAGAATTAATGAAGATATTACACACACTTGATGGAGTAAATTTATTTGTTATCAGTCATAAAGGCGATATACTCCAAGACAAATTTGCAAACACAATTAGATTTGAGAAAGTCAAAAATTTTTCGAGGATAGTGAAATGATAGAAATAAGTGGGCATATGGATAAAGATCGCAAAGCGATTGTGTCTTTGGATGAAGAAACAAAAAAATATATTGTGACATGTACGGACAGTTTTGGTGCAGGATATACTTCAGACTTTTTAACTTTACATGCAGCAGAGAACTTTGCTGAAGAATGGGTGCTACAAAAATGAGTGAGATACTAACAATTGATACCGCAGCCGGTATACAAACAACAGAGAAACTCGATCCATTACCAATATACGGTGAAAATTTTCCACTACTTCAAAAAACAATACCAGAATACAAAGGTGACTTTCCAAATCCTGCACTAGTCACTTTAGCAAAACGATTGAAGATGACCATGAAGTTATATGCTGGTTTGGGACTATCTGCTAATCAATGTGGTGTATCCGAACGAATGTTTGTTCTTGGTACAGACGAATTTCAACTAGTTTGCCTTAACCCTAAAGTAGTAAATAGTTCAGAGGATTTGTCCAAGGTCCAAGAAGGTTGCCTTTCTTATCCAGGTTTATTCCTAAATATTGACAGACCAGAGTGGATTGATGTAGAATATATGGATGAATATGGAACTGTTAAAGAGGGTAGACTTGATGGTGTTAGTGCCCGATGTTTCTTACACGAACTCGATCACTTGAACGGAATAAGATATACGGATTATATTAAACCTGTCGCATTACAAATGGCAAGAAAGAAGCAGCATAAGATAATCAAAACCATTGCAAGGAAAGCAAAAAATGAAAGATTGGCAACACGGGTATGAGATTGAGTATCTCAAAGAATTGGCAGCCAAATATAGTCACTACAATTCGTTTACCTATTCACCATTCGCACAGGTAAAGAAAAATAATATTGCAGAGGGTTTGCATCAAAAGACATTGATTCATCTGCTTGATGATACTGTACTCAGTATCAAACATGTAAAAGCAAAAGGCAACATTACCATGCATGGCGACACTATTATTGGTGTCAAGCAAAAGGGTGATGTTGTTTTTTCTGACATGGTTGGTGATCCAGAAATTCTTAAACTTGAAATTATAAAATACAATCAAGATGCTTGGATGTATGTGTGGGCAGAAGATAAAGTAATGAATGACTTTGCAGTTAGTTTAAATTTCTGTAAAGTGGGTCCAAAGATTACTACGTTTGGTGAAATGTACATGATTTATTACCGTGGCAAACCAAGAGAGTTTCCAAAGTTTGATGCCGCAGAGTTGCAGAGCATTCATAAGTTATCTGATGTTGATTTGGAACTAATCAATAAAATTCATGATAAGTTAAATCTTTTACCTGAGTTTACTAATCACTACAGCAATTATAACAAAGGCAAATCATGGTCTGCGTTATCTCTTCGTGGCTATACTGCCGACCCATCATTCATCACTAAGCCAATTGAGATGAGTGACAAATGGAAAGAAGAACATAAAGAGGTAGATTTTCATTTGCAAGACACACCTTTGTTTCAACATTTTTCAGAGGTTCGTGAGCTATTGAAACCTTTCGGTCAGACTTTGCACCGTGTACGTTTTATGAGACTGAAACCAGGTGGTGGTGAACTTGAACGACACACCGATCAAGTTGACCCAGACTCCGGTGGTTCAATAGGTAAACTTGCACGACTTCATTTCCCCATTAAAACAAATAAAGATGTTATATTTACTGTATGTCATACTGACGGTACCGAAAGAAAAGTGCATATGAAAGAAGGTGAGTGTTGGTTCTTAGATACCCGCAAACCACATCAGGCAATCAATGGTGGTACCGAAGAAAGAATTCATTTAGTAGTTGATGTATTGACAGAGAAAGAATTACATGATAGAATTGTTGAACGATTGGGAAGACCCTAATCCAAAACCCATAATTGAAATGCATAATGGGTTTCACGTTGTGCGTGATGATTTATTGCAGTATGGAAGCAAAACCAGATTCATTGATTACCTGATTAAAAGTGAAGGTACTGAATGGGTATTTGGTGGTGCAAATAAAGTTGGTTGGGGTCCAATATCATTGACGCATGTTTGTAATCTGTACAATAAAAAAGCAACATTATTTATGGCTAAAAGAAAAGAACCCACTTGGCACCAACAAAAAGTTTTAGATATGGGTGGAACAATTCATTGGGTTGAAAATGGAATGTTGAATGTAACGAAAGCAAAAGCACGTAGGTATTTTGAAGAAGACCCAACCAATCGTAGAGTTTTACCTTTAGGATTAGAACATCCTTCGGTGTTAGCATCAATAGTTAAAGTTGCAAAAGGTTTACAAGTAACACCAACAGAGATTTGGACAGTAGCATCAAGTGGTACATTGAACAGAGGATTACAACTAGCATTTCCTGAACTGCCAGTTTATGCCGTTGAGATTGGTCACAAGATGAGTGATTATGAAAAAGGTCGTGCAGTAACTATGCGTTCACCTTATAAGTATGACCAAGCGATTAAAGAAGAAGAAGCCCCACCATATCCATCAGAGAAATATTATGATGCAAAGATATGGCCATTTGTTATTGAACACGCCAAACCTGGCGCACTAATTTGGAATGTTGCATGAATTATTTCTATGAAAAAAATACTGAACTTCTTAACTCTGAAGTAAATAAGAAGTTTGAAGAAGTCTTAGCAATGACCAAAGACGAATTTCGTCAATGGGCTATTGACTTGCGTAAGACTGTGGTTTATCTTTGGGATGAGAAAGGTAACCCACCACGTGTCGGTTACAATGAACATGAGATTGTTGACCAGTTCAATGAGATGACTTCGTTTCCTGTTTGGAAGTTTGAGGTTGAAGATGAACTCACCGGTGAAAAAGATGTTATTCGTAATACCAGTGTAGTTGGTAATGCTGTCAATCAATGGTTCCCTACCATGATGAAAACACGCATCAACTACACCAAAGATGTAAACAAAGGCAAATCAATCTATGATTACTTTGCTAAAGATGAATTGTTAGATACATT